TAAAAACAAAAATGGAAATAAATATTAAACATTACGGACACTCAAGAACAACTCCTTCAAAGATTATTGAATTAACATTCAAAGACCATTCAACTCAATTTACTGTTGATGTAACTGACTCGAAAGGATTAGTTGATGTAGACTTGATTGAAAATTTGCGTCAAATTTCTGATGAATTAGAGAATCAAAACAAGTTAGTTAATGACATTACTTCACACAACAACTAAAACAAATAAACTATGAAACAAACAGCAGTAGAATGGTTAATAGAAAATTCTCATATAATTCCTAAAAACGAATTGAATAAAAGAGAATTAATTAAAGAGCTTTTCTATTTCTTTTTTTACTTCTTGCCAGTAATGTATGTTTTTTTGTAGTATTTTTCGGCTGACTTTCCTTCATAAAAATTATCTGCTCCATCCCAATAGGCGTCTTTTATCTGCTGTTTTTCCATTTCTTTGGCTTGTTGAATAACTTGAAGTACCCATTGCGGATTATTACCATATTCAGGTAAAGTTAACTCTTCTGCTAACCATTCTACTGCTGTCATTTCGCTTGTTCTTTAAGTTGTTGAATCTCTTGATTTTTAGCCAATAATTTAGCGTTTTTACGTTTGTCTTCCGCAAACAAATCTCTAAGCATATCATTTGCTGTTGCCAGTTGCTCGTTCAACGCATCGTGACGTTCGCATTTACGTTTGTAGTAAGTTTTCAAAGTGATGTACTTCAAAGTTAACAGAATCGAAAACCCTGTTCCGATTAAGGCTAGTGAGCCGATTGTGATGTGGTAAGTGTTCATATTTATTTGTTTATTAGTTACTTGTTAAACCCCCTCAATTCGTGATAAATCAGGCTTCGGGGGTTGTTTATTAGTTACGTTTTAAAATGCCGTCTTTCCGTGCTGTCAACGGTTATAATCAATGCTATTGATTCAACTTGCACCGTAAGTTTTAAAAAACCCCTCCAACTGTATTTTTAATTTAATTTGCCAGACTTCGAGTAACTGAAGGGGTAATCATTCTTACTTGTCTTTCCAAGTTGTCAACGGGTGTGAGCGCTTGTCTTTCCAAGCTGTCATTTAAGCTTTGCCGAGCCTGTTTAATTTCGTTTTGTAAAGATAAATCGGTATTTCCGATTATTTTCGCCTATTGTGATGAGTGGTTGATATCAATTATAAACGGTTATTTGTGTTTTACTTACTTGTATTTCTTTGCCCTCGAAAAGAATAACCGTATAATTCAAGTGCCTGCTAATTATCGCGCATTCAGTATCTTTGTAAACGCAAGTTCTATAAGGAATAAAGTATTTAGTTCCCTTTGGTAGTTCGTGGTTTTGTTCAACTATTTTATAGCTTACAATTCCGTTAAGTTCTGTTTTTAGCAGGTATTTCATATCTTAGATTTTACAAATTCGTGAATAACTCCGTTTATCATTTCCCTCCTTACTTCTCTTTCAGGTTTGGCGCAATCGATTTCTTCAATAGTATAATTCACTTGAATACCTTGCGAAGTGAAACTACCCTTATCGCCACCTTGTTTAATTTGCTGTGATGCTTTCTCGAGTACGTTGGTTAGATACATTGACTCGTTTAGCGTTAGTGTGATTGTGATTGTTTTCATAACTCATCTAATTCTGCTAAATACAATTCTAATCTTTCAATCTCTTTTTCGTACTTCACAAGCTGTCTAAATGCGTTTAAAACGTGGTTATTGTTTACGTCTAAGTTTTCACGCATCAAAGAGTTCAAAGCAATTAGATTGACGTTTAAAGATTCAATTGATTCTTTGGTTGATTCGATTTCCTTATACAATTTATCCCAGTCAAACTCTTTACCTTTTTCACAATCGCATTTCGTTAACTTGTAAGTTACTGAATTTTCAAAGCCTCCGATCGGTTCTTCGTATTCGCCTGTTCCGTCACATCCAGTGCAAACGGTCATAAATTTATCTCTTAGTTTCATATCGCTAATTATTAATTGTTAATTCTAATCGCTCCATTAATTCCTCAACTACTAACCATTTCTCAACTGCTCTTTGTGTACTGTAATCAGCCGAACCAAAAGCATCTCTATTTTCTATGTAGTTGTTTTTCAACTCTTGCTCATACGTGCAAATAATTCTGATAATTTGATCTCTGTCTAGTTTCATATCGTTTTTTTTTAGTTGAACAAATATAAACTACTTATTTTATTTATTTCAACCTATTGTGATGAACGGTAAATATCAATGATGAACGGTAAACGCATAAAAAAAACCGTCTGAATTAACAAACGGCTTTCCTAACCTTAAAAAAAACGAATATGAAAGTGTAAATTTAGTAATTAATCTTTATCAATTTTCTTATTCCAAACATTTAAACCGATTGCTGTTGCTGAATAACCTATAAAAATCAATACTATATCATAATGAAAACCATAAACCGCCAAACCAACGGCAACCCAAAACGCTGTAAAAGATGCTACTCGCTTTTGTTCAAACGTTCCTTTTGGTGCGAGTGTGTCGTAAATTATTTTTTTCATTTGGTAAAATTGCTATTAGTCGTTCTGGTGTTTGATATGAATTATTTGCGTTTCGTTGGATCAAAACCCTATCTTCATAACAATCGTATAACTTCGCTTCAATTACTTCAATCTTTTTTTCTGCTTTCTGAATCGAGAAATACAAGTAAACGATTGCACTTATAAAAAAGAAATTCTTCGCACCGTATTTGTTTAGTAGTTCTAAGCCGTCTTTAATCATTTTGTATAAAATTCTTGAGTTTCAAAATTATAAAATATTTCGTTTTCACTTTCGATTGTGCAAACTTTATTGATGGCTGTTTGACCATCTAAACATTCATTATCAAACTTAGCGAATAAAACCAAACCGCTAACGGCATCTACAATTGTATACATAGCTAGAAGTTTTTAAGTGATGCACCAATTAAGGTAACAGAATCCGAACCGCTACCTAATTGCACCGTAATAATTAAGTTTTGAGTTACTGACCACGTGACAGCAGTTTCAGTTCTATCAGCTGTTGTCACTGTCGTGTCGGTTGTTGTACTTGTTGTACTATTCCAACCTAATAAACTTGTCGTCGTTGCTGTGAATGTCCTTAACATTTCTACAAAACGGTTAGTGCTTGCGCTTGATACAGTAGCTATTTGAGTTGCACCACTTAAATTATTGGCGTTTGGTCCTATATAAAATTTAACAGTCAATGATCCAGCCGTTCCAACTTTTCTAAACTTGTTGTTATAACTTCTTAAAATCCCACCGCTTGCAAACGTGTTAGCTGGAATGGTAATATTTTCAATTATTGTTTCGGCCGTCGTTCCCGTTACCGCTGTCGATTCTGCAACCCGGTTGTGTTGAAACCACCCTAACTTTGTTAAAATTGTGCTTTGCGTTTCGTCGCCAGTATTCGTTCCACTTGTGTTTCCAATTACCGTTAAATTTGCATCTGTTACGTAACGTTTATTGCTTGAATCTGCAATATCTGCCGTTGTTGCATCCGCACCGCTTGTTACCAATCCTTTTGAATCGTAAGTGATTTTAGTTTTCGTTGCACCCGTAATTGCTGAATTAATTGCAACCGCTCCAACGTCCGAAGCTGTTAACGCTTTATTTTTCCAAAGTGTACTTGCTGTTTCGTAAACTAACGATTGATTATTTAAAGGTGTTGAAATAGCAACATTATGCAATTCATCCAACTCATATCCGTTGTCCACTTTTACAAAAATAGAACCTTGTGTTGCGTGTGCCGAAACAACGTAACCAATAATTACTAAATGATTTGGCGCACTTGGTTTAACGTTTGTAATTCTTCCTGCTGTGGTTGGGCTTAAATAAACAACATCACCATCCGCCCACGTTTCAGATTGCAAACTACCCGTTGTATTTATATTCCTAACCAAACCGCTTGTTGTAATAAAACCCTCTTGATTGTTGTTTATATTTTCAGTTACTAAACCAATAGTTTCAGCACTCAAAACATCCGTTGTTGCTTGTGCTAAATCAACTTTTAATCGTTGACCTTGCGCACCAGTTACCCTTACCGCTTGGTAGTTAGCCTCTAACAAATTTATGTTTGTAGCTGTTTTATTTACAACCCTTACTAATTGTTCTTGTCCGAGTTGTAAAGTTACGTTTCCACCTTTTAATCCTAAATCAATTGTGCCGTCTGTATCATTCCAACGCATAACAGCAACTCCTGCCGTTCCCGTTGGTGTTTGGTCGAATTCAACTTGCCCTGCTTTTAATTCGTATTCACCTAAATCAACGTCTTGCGTTGCACCAGTATAAGGTACTAAACCCGTAATACTTGGGATAGTTGGAAACGTTGCAACCGTTCCATCCCCTCGAAGATACTGCGCTGTTGTTCCCGTTGGCGTGTTGAACTTCGCATCAACCGCTGTTTTTACCGCTTTTTGTGTAGGGTAAAATGTATCTGAATTATCAGTTAAAGTTGTTTTCTTATTTGAAGTCTTTTCGACTCCCGTTAAATTTATATCTAAACTCATGCTGTGATATTTATTACTGAATTAGGGTCTAAAGTTACAATAGTTCCCGTTTGATTCAAAATACCGTCAACGTAAACATTTACCGTTGTATTTGGTAATTCTAAATTTGTGCTTGTTGTTACTAAATAACTATCGTTTGAATTGCTTACAACAACCGAAGCTGAACCACCCGAACAAGTGTAAGTTCCACCTGCTAAAACTTGTACCGAACTTGCGCCATCTGTTACCGTAACATTCGGGCAACCGCTTGTGAATCCAGTATCGCAAATAGTCATATCGGAAACCATAATAACATCGAATGTCATTGCCCACCCTGCTAACTTATTCTCAAATCTATCTGTAAACGGTTCTAAGGTTGCGTCTCCGTCCATCATAATATAGTCAGGATTCAAGTCCCCTCTTTTCATTATGTCGTGAACTCTATTAAGTGCTTGCAACATTGCGTTCATTATAGACGGCTCAAGGTCATATTTCTCTTTGCTGTCCAAAATGTCCATCGCTAAAACAGTGATGTTAAAGCGTTGCATTTTACCTTCAATACTTGCTGAATTAATGATAATATGCGCTAAAGGAAAAATAGTTTGTTTCGCCAAATCAATGTCGCTAATTTGCCCATCCGTAATTGTAGCAATTAGGTTAGTCGCTTGTAACTGCGATCTAAGTGTATCAAGTATCTTAAAATAACTCATTTCTTTTCCTTTGGTTTTTCTTGTTCGATTTGTTGAAGGAAAACCATTAATTTCTCAATGTTCTTTTTTGACCGCTTTTTCATAAAACCCAGTTAGTAAAGTTAGTGTCTGAACTCGGATAAATATCACCGTTACTGTTGCTGTTGTATTCAGGAAACAAAGCTTGGTTAAAACACATATAATCAACAAATCTACTGCTGTAATGGTTTGCCGTTTGCGTTTGTTTATCAATCAATAAAGATAATTCTAAACGGTCGATATTTTCGCTTTGTTCTGCGTTGTGCTTATAAACCCCTTTGTTTCCAATCGTGTATGCTGAATAAGGTAAATATTCCACCATCGCCCAATGGATCAACATCGGTTTAATATAAGTGTTCACAAGTGTCAAATAGTTGCCTCCTAAAGTATTCGCTATAATATCCGCTTTTATCTTTTCAAGTAAATCAGTACCTAAATACTTTTGTACGTGAATATCTTGGGCTATCTTAATATATTGAATAAATTTGTCAGGGTCAACGTTACCATTTAAAGACGTGAATTTTACCACGTCATCCCTTGTTATAATTAGTGCTTCTGCCATTTTGTGTTATTTAGGTAAAAATCCTTTGTTTGGCATATCAATTGGGCGCACGGCTACTAAATTCGGGTTGCGAACTCTATAACCTGCTTTTTCTGCCTTGTTTGTAGATATCGTTTTAGCTTTCGGACTTAACGGGTCGATTCCAGTTTTTTCATCAAAAGCTACAAACGTTTTCCGCATCCATTTATGGTGGCACGCTCCACCGCCTTTATACAACCATACCGAATACGTATCTGCCCCACGTGGTCCCCAACCTTTATTAACTGGTAAAGCTCCCATTCTTATAATATCTTCTTTTCGATATAGCTTATTTGCTCCTACCATTTTACGACAAAATTCTCTTGAATTATCTCTTAATCCTCCCTCATAAGAATAACGAACCATAAACTTAATACCGTCAACTTTTGCATCTTGTTCACTTTTCGCTCTTGGGTTTGCTGTTCCAGTTGAAACGAAGTTATAAACTTGACTTAATAAGCTAGGTTTTTTATTGTTTAAAGCTTCAATTTCGGCATCTTCTAAATCGTCATTTTCATAGTCAACTTCGTAGCTGTCAATCAATACCCAATTATCTGGCATATCTTCGCCTAAATCAATTAACGATTGTGCGACTTTATTGTCTTCGCTTTCTTGTTTACTTAATTCCGTTCCCGTTTCTTCTTGTTTATCTTCGCTCGATTGCACGTTTTCCAAATCAGTAAACTCCAAAGGTTGTAACGTTTTAAAGAACAATTTAGCGGTATTTCCATTGAAAGATGTTATTTGTTCTAATCCGTCAATCAAAAGTTGCTGTAATGGTCTAATAACCATATTGTCGAACAATACAAAAGCATTCTTTAATTCATCTGCATTGCTTCCGAATCCGTTTGCGCTTCCTAAACCTAATAACAAACCGCTTGTAATAGAATGCGAAACCATAATTTTGCGCTCGCATTCAGTTGATAAATATTGATAGTGTTCTGGTGCATCGTTCAAAGGAATATCATCAACTGTTGTTGCTGTTTCTTTATTGTTGTTAAACCCAACTATAACTCTTTGCCCTTTGCTTCCAGTCAACTTGTTTTTAATTTGTTGCTGTAATAAATTTTGTGTTTCAATGTCAGGTTGTCCGTTGTTGAAATTTACTACTTTCGTGCCACTAAAACCATTTTGAACCTCGTTAATAAGGTAATCGCTCACTTCTTCTTCGAGTAACGCATAAGACGTTCCTGCAACGTAATCTGGCAAAGAAAAATACTTCATTCCGATTGCATAAGGTCGAATAACTAATATTTCAATTTTATCATTTGAACTTCCGAATGTAGCAAATTTCTTTGGCGGGAATTTCTTAATATCTTCCCAATTATTTGAATAGTACCAATTGTTAATTTTACCCTCATCGTCGCATTTTTCAGGTGCTAAAAGATTCATGTCAATATGAAACGCCTTTAAAATTTTATCGTGCTTGTCGTTGTAGTGTACTTGTATAGCACATTGCCCTAATGTTTTTAAATCAAAGCAAAGTTTTCTTAAACAATCCTTATTAAACAAAGCCATCACTTGTGCGTATTCAGTAGGTTTTCTGCTCGCATCAATTACTCCTAATCCTTTACCATACATTAACCGTGTAACGTTGTTTATAATGGATTGATTCGTTGCGCTTTTTCGATAACGGTCTATAAGAAATTGAAAGTAACTATTATTTTCGCCAAAAGTTACCCAACCTTTTTGCTTCGATTCTATTATTTGCGGTGCTTCGTATTGCGCCAAATTTATTACGTCTATATTCATAGCATTACAAAATCATTATTACTTGAATGTTCGTCTGTTTGCAAACCTGCCTTGTAACACCAAACCTGCTCACTACCTAAAAAGTTAGTAAGGTTGTAAAGTTGCACGATATAAAAACGTCCTGCCTTTAGTGAATACACCGCTTGTACTCCGATATAATAACCGTAGTCAATTATCGTGGGTGCGTTAATCGTTGCGCTTGTTCCTGCTTCTTGGTCGATTACTACAATACTTGTTATCGTTGTGCTACGTGGCGCGCATTTCAATATTTGGCTTGAGGCACTTACTTGTAAAACATTCATATTTATAAAACTATTAAAGTAGAAAACTGTTGCATAAAAAAAGGGTTACATTTCTGCAACCCCTTTCTATGGAGACAATCAAACAAAATTCTAAGATGTTGTGAAAGACGTTAATCCCGTTAAGTCAGTTAATAAACCTGCTTCCGTTGTACAATTAATGAAATTTGCAGGTAATGCTTCCATTCCAGTAAATGTCAAAGTATAACCGTTTAAATCACCTGGTTCCGTACCCATTCCGATAGTACCTGCTGTTAAATCCATTCCTCTTTGTCTTCCTGCAATTCTGGTGGTATTCTCACGCCTTC